GGACGCGCCGTTTGAGTTTGTTCCGGCCAAGGCTGAACACATCCTCAAGTTCTCCAAGTTCTGCAAACATGTCAAGGGCAAAGACGCTGGCACAGTGGTGCAGCTATCGCCATTCCAGGTGCTATTTCTGGTGGCGATCTATGGCTTCCGCGACAAGCGTGATCACTCCAAGCGGTGGGTCACTGATGTCATTTTGTTTGTGCCGCGCAAGTCGGGCAAGACAACTCTGGCATCCATCATTGCCTGTTACGAATTATTGTTTGGTGACGCTGGCGCAGAGGTGTTTACGCTGGCAACCAACAGGGAACAGGCCACCATCTGCTTTGACTCATCCAAGGCAATTGTGGAATCAATGGAGCCGAGTCTGGCATCTAAATTTACAGTTTTTCGCAGTGAGTTGAAAAAGGCCGGTGATTCGACTTCGACATATCGAGCATTGAGCCGCGAGAACAGGAAGACCGGCGATGGTAAGAATCCGTCCTGCGCGTTGATTGATGAGGCGGCGCAGATTGTTGAGCGATCTTCTATTGAGGTTTTGCACTCAGGTATGGGCGCAAGGAAAAACCCCATGCGGATGTACCTGACCACGGCCAGCTTTACCCGCGAGACAAAGTTCCATGAAGACTTGACGCATTTCCGTGCTGTCCTGCGGGGCGCTGCGGAGGACACCTTCAAATGGTTTGGTTTGCTGTATGGCATTGATCCTGGTGATGAATGGAGCAACCCTGCGATCTGGGGCAAGGCCAACCCAATGCTGGGCGTGTCGGTGACGGTGGAGGCCATTAAGCACATGGCTGAAGAGGCATCGGCAAAACCGGCCAGCTTGAATGAATTCCTGTGCAAGCAATTGAACATCTATGTGTCGGCCAACTCAGCTTGGGTTGACCGGAGGTTCTGGGATGAGTCAATTGCGCCTTTGCCGGAGGCCGAGCCAGAGGCCACATTTATTGCATTTGACTTGGCCCATAGTCGAGATTTGAATGCCATTTGCACTTTGCGGCGCTATGGTGAAGAAGATTTCTACGCCAAATTTATGTTCTTCCTGCCGGAAGAGTCATTGGATTTGATCCCAAACCATTACCGCTCGATTTACTTGCAAGCGGTTGAATCTGGTATTTTGAAGCTGACACCTGGCAATGTCACCGATTTAAATGAGATCGAAAACTATGTGAAACAGGTATGTGAAGGCATCCAAGTCAAAGAAATTGGCTTCGATCCATACAATGCCGCAGCATTGGTTGCCAATCTTTACTCGCATGGTTTGCCGGTAAAAAAGGTGGGCCAGAGTATGGCCGTGCTGTCAAACCCGTCTAAAACGGCAGAACAGTTGATATTGAAGAAGGCCATTAAACATGATGGCAATCCATTCATTGGCTGGCAGCTTGGAAATGTGGAACAGTATGTGGATATAAATTCCAATGTAAAATTGCGAAAGAATGAAGCAGACCCATCAGCCAAAGTAGACGGTATTATTGCAATGGTAATGGCATTACACTGTCATCTGGACAATGTTTTCATTAGCGAATCACACGGATTCAGAAGCCTAGAATGGTAAAACGGAGGATTTATGGGTATTTTCGACAGATTTAAAGCCAAGAAAGTCGATGAAAGCAACTCGCTTTTCGGCCAAACTGCACTTGGAAATAATATCGTTTATCAGGGTTCTAACCAGAAACCCAGCGTAAACACCCAGATTCTCTATGTCACCACTGCCAGCACCACAAGTGCCGGTAGGCCGGTCGATATGTCGATGCTCACACGCAATTCGACTGTCATGGCTTGCGTGGCGGCTAAAGCACGGGCGCTTGCTCAGTTGCCAATTCGGGTAATGTGCGAGTCTGATGATGGCGCATATAAGGACGCGATCAAAAGCCCAGATGTCGGCGCTCGAGACAAGGCCAAGGCCAAACAGGTTTCTACCCTACTGAATCAGCCAAATAACTTTCAGTCAACTTACGAGTTCTGGTATCAGTACTTGATGTGGCATGAATTGTCGGGTGAGGTGTTTATCCTGTGGTGGAGAAAAGATCAGGAAAGCCCGACACAGACTCCACTGGAGATGTATGTATTCGACTCGACCCTGATTGCCACAACAATCACACCGGCTCGATATCCGTCCTACCGCCTGTCCACGCCGTCCTATGGATTCTCGCGTGATGAGCCACTTGCAGCCCATCAGGTGATGCATGTCATGGATCAATCGTGGCAAGGCTCTGCTGGCTTCAATAAAGGCATTCTGGCGGCTGAGTTGGTGGGTCTGGATCAGGACATTGACCTGTACGCCAACTATGTCATGCAGAATGGCGCCAAACCGTCTGGCATGTTTGTGACCGAACAGGTTATCCCTGACGGCAAATACAAAGAAATTGCTGCTCGACTGAAAGAGGCGTGGTCTAGCATGACCGGCAGCCGGAACAGCGATCCATCAAAGCCAGGTCAAGGCATGTTGCTTGATCAGGGCATGAAATACACGCCTTTGGACATGCTGAACTTGCAGGATGCGGATGCCGCTGCCCTTAAAGAGCAAACCATGAAGCGGATTTGCGGTTTGTTTGGTGTGCCACCTTCGATGATTGGCATTGCTGACCAGAAGTACAACAACACCCAAACCGTGATGGATGAGTTCTACAAATCAGGCATGTATCCGCTGATTGTGAATGTCCAACAAAAGCTCAAGCAGCATTTGTTCCCTGGTTATCCATCACTGAGCATTGAGTTTGATACTCGCAACTTCCTCAAAGGCGATCCACTGTCGCAAATGAACTTTGCGGTGGCCGGAGTCGGTGCTGGTATTCTCACGCCCAATGAAGCCCGTGAATATATGGGCATGAAGAATATTGAGGGTGGCGATGAATTGTCGCAAGGTAAGGTCGAGCCAATCCCAGGCCAATCAGCCCAAGATACTGGTGGCGGTGGGGGCCAACAGCGCAAAAAAATGAATTTGGGAAAATAAATTGTCTAATTTTAAAATAGTGGTAGCATCTTTGGCATCATATAAGCCAAATGCCATTATTAAGCGTGGCAGAGGTAGGCCAGTAAAATTAGTACAAGATGTGGACAGAACGAAAATCAATGAGGTAATCCATGACCGAAAAAGTACTGATGGTCTGCGAGGCGAAACTAGTCCTCGAGAAAACGAATAGTAATTCCGGTGCTATTGAAGCCCGAGTTACTTCATGGGGCGCTCGAGAAGGTGCTGATGGTCGCCGGTTCAATTATCAGCCAGAAGGCTTTATGGATTGGGCAAATGAATTCAGCAAAGCTGGTCGCCCACTGCCCATGTTTGTAAACCATTCCGCAGATGCAATTCCTGTTGGTGAATGGACTTCTTTTGAGTTTGACGATACCGGCATGACTGCCGCTGGTCGCCTTTACACAAACACCACCCAAGGCAGCGATCTTTATCAAGTGATGAAGGAATCTCCGGCTATGTTTGGCGGTGTTTCTGTTGGCGCTTACGCTGAATCGTATCAAATGGTTAACGCTCAAGGCGAACCAGATCAAACTGATGAAGCATATTTCCAAATCACCAAAGGCGGCTTGCGTGAAGTCAGCGTGGTGATGTATCCAAATAACCCTGCGGCAGAAGTCCACAAGCTGGAGTATTTCCGGCCTGATGGCAGCGCCGATCTTAAGGTTTTTGAACAAGCTCTGCGGGATGCAGGACTTGACAAAAAAGATGCGAAATTAGCCGCATCTGTAATCAAAGGCATTGTGGAAAAGCGTGATGCTATTCCCGCTGCAATTGAATCCAAGTCTGAAGTGCGGGATGTATCGTCAGATGCGGCTAACGCAGAAATTCTTGCCGCTCTTGAGCAGCGTGAACTTCTGAAAACTCTTTCTAATCGTCTCAAAGGATAATCATGTCTAAAGAAATCATCGAAAAGCTTGACGCTATTGAAGCCGCTCAAGCAACCAAAATCGCAGAAGTTACTACTGCTGCTGAGTCCAAAATTGAAGCCATCAAAGCTGATGTTAGCGACAAACTGTCTGCTCTGGAAGCCAAAATTTCCACTTTGGGCGCACCCGCAATCATCCGTCCTGTTGCGAAATCTATTCGCCAAGATGTGAACCGTTCGGTTGTCGAGCAACTGGCCGACTTCTACAAAGCCAACAACAAAGTTGAGCGCGAACTGAAAATGTTTGCTGATGAATCCCAGTACGCTGCCTACTTGAAAGAGGCATCGGCTCTGACTGCTGGCGGCGATGGTCAAGGTGGTCGTACTGCTTATGATCCAGTGTTTGTTGCCCTGCGTTTGGCAAACCCAATGCGTGGCCTGTCGCGCACTGTTGCCACTGATGGTTCTAGCTACCAGTTCCGAGTGAAGACCGGTAATGCTGGCGCTCAGTGGGGCTATGCCATTCAAAATAACGGCACTGGCAACATCAACCCAACGACTGAAAACACCAGCATCTGGCAATTGGTTCTGAAGGACATCAATGTCCAGTTCCCAATCCGTACCGCTGCTCTGGATGACATCGATGGTCTGGAAGCCAATGTGGTTGATGACATGCTGGCCGAGTTCGCTCAGTCTGAAGCACTGTCCATGATCCAGAACAACGACCAGACCGGTTCCGGCACTACGGTTTCTACCGGTGGCGCTGATGGTCTGCGTGGTCTGAATCAGTACCCTGGTGCAAATTCCACCTACGCTGGCGGCACGACTTCTGTTGCAGCTTTTGGTAGTTCTGGTACTGGCTCGACAACTGGCTTGCATTCGCTTGCCACTTACGACCAAATCACCACCAACAGCAACACTGTCGGCGCTAACAACATCCAGTACAAAGATGTGATCAACACAATCTACGCACTGCCACAGCAGTACTGGACTGACAGCGCCAAGTTCATGGTCAGCCCGATCCTTGCACAAGCCATCCGTGGTCTGCAAGACACCAATGGCCGTCCAATCTTCAACTCCACTGAGTCGCTGAATCCTGATGGCATCATCGGCCAGATGTTGGGCTTTGATGTGGTGATGAACAAGTACTTGGACACTCCAAGCCAGTTGGCTGCTGCCACTGCTGGTACTGTCAGCAAGTACCCAATGTTCTTCGGTGACTGGTCGCGTGGTCACACGATCATTGATCGTCTGAACATGGTTATGCGCCGCTACGACCAAACATTGCCAGGATTTATTACATTTTTTGGCGAAAAGCGTTTGGCAACTTCGGTGCGCGACCCTAACGCACTGATCCGTTACCGCTCCACTGGTACTGCGGCAGCTTAATTGTTGCCATCTGGCGGGGGCTACGGCCCCTGCCTTTTTTCGCAACTTTTAATTGGATGACCGTATGACTATCACCGAAAAAATTCTCACTGGTATTAAAGAAGCAATCCAAACCGGCGAAAAAGTCACTATTGATTTGCGCGAGGCATCTGCAATTACCGGTTCTGGTGATGGTGTTGGCGGTCGCACTTATTTTGATGACGCATTTGCTGCGCTGCGATATGCAAACCCATTTCGCATTGGCGCTCGACAAATCAAGGTCGATGGCTCAAGTGCTCAGTTTGTCGCAAAGACAGGTAATGCCACCACTCAGGCAAATCCTTGGGGCTACACTTTCACGCCTAACAGCGGAACACCCAACACAACGACTTCGATTTGGCAATTGCCAACGCGAGTCATTACCGCCCAGCTGCCAATCCGCACTGCGGCAATGTCAGACATCAACTATCTGAACGAAACTCTGGTTGAAGATTTGATGCTGGAATTTTCGGCCGTTGAAGCTGCATCGGCAGCAAACAATGACGATCAAGCTGGTAGCACGACTACAACAACTGGCGCAACGGATGGTTTGCGCGGTTTGAATGCTTACCCTGGCGCTGCTGGTGCAGTCGCGGCCTATGGCACATCTGGCACGGCCATGACCAATGGTTTGCACACGCTGGCAACAGTAGGCCACTCGCACACATCAGTTAATTACGAAACACTGGCTGAAATGGCTAATGCTTTGCCTCCTCAGTATTGGGGACTGCCAGGTACTGCTTGGCACATGCACCCGAGCTACATCAGCCTAATTCGTCAATACGCGCATGGTGGCGGTGGATACTCTTTGGTTGAAACTGGTGAGTTTGGTGAAGGCCCAGCGGTTAACCTTCTTGGTTTCCCTGTGATTCCAAATCCATATCTTGACCCAACTGGCGTTGTTGGTAATTTCCCCGTGTATCTCGCCAACTGGCCGCGATTCATGACCATTGCTGATGTGGAAGAAATGACCATCCAAATGATGGAGCAAACCGCACCTGGCTTTGTGACTATGTACGCTGAGAAACGCATGGTAAGTACTGTGCGCGATCCATTTGCTGGTGTTCGTCTTATCGAGACTTAATCATGTCTGATTCAGCCCTGATGGGTGGCTACCCCTACGCTGCACAGTCGCGCAATCCGTTCAATTACTCAAAGTTTGAGCAAATTGACCGGAATGTGTCTACTGCTTGGTTGACCTTGACCGAAATCACCAATCAATTAAATTTGTTTGGTGATGGAAGTCAAGATGTGTACCTGTCTTCAATTGAATTGGCGACTCGCTTTGCCATTGAAGACTATTTGGGCCTGTCTATCTTCGCAACGAAATATCGGGTTTACTATGGTGGTGAAGGCATGGTGGCTTCGCCTTCGTCTTTGGACTTGCCAGAGGTTAGTCTGAATGCAAATCCATTGCTGTCTGGTGTGACGATTAATTCGCTGGGCTATTGGAATGATTCAACGCCATCGGTGTTTACAGCCCTGACCGGCTATTACTACGATCCCACTGGGAACAAAGTAATTCTGGCATCACTGCCGAGTGACATCAACACCAATATGACCGCGCCAATTGTGATGGAGTACACCACCGCAGCCAATCCGATTGCGTCATATCCTGTGATTAAACAGGCGGGTTTGCTATTGCTCACGCACATCTACAACAACCGCAGCAATAGCACTGAAGTCAAACTGAAAGAAATTCCTTTCGGTGTGGCTACCTTGCTTCGCCCTTACAAACCACTGGTGATGTAAATGGCAATAGCACGGTTTGAAAACATTTCTGTGAACAACCTGACCTTTGGACAAAGCGCCTTTGGTGAGCAAAGCACGACACAAGCATTGTGGTTTCAAACCCGCGCTCGAGTTCATTCTGTTGCCAACAATGTCAAGATTACCGATAAATATCGGGTTTATGCTGATGTGGTTGAATTCACGCTGAACTACACGCCAAATACAAGAGCAATTTTTGATAATTCAAATTTGTATTCAATCAATTGGCGTGGTTACGATTGGCGCATTGACAATGTGCGTGAATCGAATGATCGCATGACTGTTGCAATTACTTGTGTTCGTAACGATCCGGTGGCCGCAGTATGACGCAAATGAATCCTGTCGATTATGCGAGGGCTATACAGGCTCATCTGGCGGCAATTGTCACGCCAGTGCCTGTGTATGCAGCATTCAACCGTAACTATGCAACCCAGCCCAAGTTCATTACATGGATGCTGCGAAATGTGCATCAGCCGGTTTATACGGGGCCAGTTCAGTCGGTTAAGGGTATTGATACTCCGATTTTTCAAATCAGCATCTTTACCCAAGCGATTGAAGATGGTTTCACTATTTCCAATCAGATACTACAATCTCTGCATGGATATAGTGGACTTTTTGGTGGTGCAACTTACGGAATCCAAATCTCAAAAGCAGATGTTAATTGGCTGTACAACAGTTATGACAATGAACAAAAGCTTGCACAGGTTTTCCTAGATTGTCAGCTGCAAGTACCGACATAAGATAACACTCATCAATTTTCTAAGGAATCAAAATGGCTCTTCCAAATAAAGTTCTCCCTGGTTTTAGCGCAGCAATGTATTGCCAGCCTACGGCCTCTCCAACCGCTTTGACGCTGTCTGGCCTGTCTACCCTTGCCAGTGTGGCTGCAATCGCTGTAAACGGCAATCTGCTGCCCGTGGAAGCCATTCCTGCCTTTGGTCAGGATGATGCGTCTGCTTCGTTCTCTGTGGCCGGTTCGCGTCAGTCGGACAAAATCCCAACGCAAGCTGCACCAACCAGCATGACGATCACTGCCGCATGGAATCCATCGGATGCCAATCTGTTGCTGATGCGTGGCGATGCTTATTCTGGCGTGGTTGACCGCACCTTTGTGGTGTCGGCTACTGAAGGCACAAACATTGTTTATTACGCTTTCAACGCCCGTGTCGGTGAATTCAAAATTGACGCACAACCTGGTGCTGAAGCAAAGTGTATTTTCACGATTCATCCCCGTGGAAACATGTACGGTTGGTCTAACAACGCATAAGGATTTATCATGGCCGCACCAAATAAAGTTCTTCCTGGCTTTTCAGCCGCACTGTGGGCGCAAAGCGGCGCTACACCAACTCCATTCACCACAGCCAATTTGGCCGTGTGGACGGGCCAAGTCGCTACCATTGCTGGCACTGCTGCCAATGGTACTGGCGCGGCTGGCGTTCAATTGAATGTTGAAGCTGTCCCAGCTTTTGGCCAAGATGATGCAAGCGCATCTTTCTCTGTGGCTGGCTCGCGTCAGAGCGACAAAATCCCAACTCAGGCAGCGCCTACAAGCATGACCATCACGGCAGCTTGGAACCCGTCTGATGCTGGCCTGTTGCTGATTCGTGCGGATGCCTATTCTGGCGTGATTGACCGCACTTATGTGGTTACCGCTACGGATGCCCTGACTACTGTGGCTTATGCCTTCAATGGTCGGGTTGGTGAGTTTAAGATTGATGCCCAGCCTGGCGCTGAAGCAAAATGCATTTTCACTATTCATCCACGGGGTAATCAATATGGCTGGTCAAACACCTAAGCGCAGTGAGCAGCTAGAGAAAGCGATTCAAGCGATTGTCGCCACTTATGGTGACTTGAACTTGGTCGCTCGATCATGGACTGTTGATCCAGAAGAAGTTGCCGCCGAGCTTGAGCTTGCTGGCGATACTTCAGAGCGAGTTGCCTTGCAACTTCTGCAAATATACAATCCACAATAAAACATGACCACAACAATACAGAACACAAATGATTTGCTTGGATTTCTGCAAGCCCAAGCTGGTTTTAAAAAAGACTGGTTTGGGTTTTCAGAACAAAAGCTGACTGCAATCACGCTGGCGCATAAGATTGCAGAACATCATGCTGACAAAATGACGCCAGCGGAAATCGTCAGGTTCGCAATGGACTTGAATGAACACATATATCACAAAATAATCAGGAATGACAAATGACAAAACTTGCATCTGCCTTTGGCGAAAAATACCAGCAATCTGCTGTAAGCATCCGCACCAAATCGTTTGAGCTTGGTGGACACACATTTAAAGTTCGCGTTCCACTCAATAAAGAAATTGAGGACATGGATGCGCGAATGTCGGCAATTGATGCTGAAAAGCTTGAAGCCCGATACAAGAAGATTGCCGCTCCATTTAAAGTTGGTGAGCCAACTGAGGGCGTAGTTATTTCTGAAAATGATGTCACGGTTGAAGGCCGCTCATGCCGCGAACTGGCAAAGTCTGCCATTGAAGTTGAGCAACGAATTGTCGAGTACACCAAACTGCTGGTTGTCGAAAACGGCGATTTGAGCGATCTCAGTTATGAAGACATTGACATTGAGTTTCCATTTCAGATTCAAATTGAATTGATGTCCAAGATTACGGAAGCAATTCAGCCTGGTTACAAGGAAACGCGAAAAAACTAATTCGGGACACGCACCGGCAAACAAGGGCGTATATCTTGGCCCACGGTGGGTGTCCTGACTCGATTTCGGTTGATGACTTTAGAGATATTGAAATACTGATCAGTGATGGATTTATCGGGAATAAAGCGGTTTTGCTTGCACTTAGTGCATTAACCACCGGCAACCTAAATTCAAAGCTAAAGCAGACAGCGTCCCCATACATGATGAAAGATATTCTTCCATCAATGCATGAATACATTGTTGTGCCGCCGACAGATGAAGAGCTAAAGGATAGAGTTAACGAACAGCTTCTCAGTTTTATTGCATCTAAACCTGGCTCAGAAAAATACTTTGGTGATTAGCATGGCAGATTACGCTCCAAACAACCGGACAATTAAGCTTGAGGGCTTTGCCGAATTTGAAGCGCAATTGCTGGCATTGAACAATGGAATGCGTTCTGATCTGACTGCTCGAGCCACTATGGCAAAGGCTGCAAAGATTGCAATGGAACCTGTATATACACAGGTTGTCAGTACGGCCCCGTATGACGAAAAGTCTACGGGGCCGATCCATATGCGAGACACAACACGCATTGATTCACGCATACCAAATAACAGAGACAAAGCTTCTGGTTATGTCAACGAAACAGATGCAATTATTGCGGTTGTATCGGTTAAGAAAAGCGCGGTATCACTTGCCAATGAATTTGGAACCTCCAAAATGCCAGCGCAACCTTTTTTGCGTAGAGCATTAGATTCAAATGCTGAAAATGTGCTTGCCATATTAAAATCACAACTTGGCGCATGGATTCCAGCTTACGCCGCTAAACTTTCACGGCGAAGGAAATAAAAATGGCATCAAATAATATTGCTCGACTTGGCGTTGTTCTTGGATTGGATACGGCAGAATTTACTGCGGCCATTGATCAAGCCATTGCTAAAAATCGTGCAATGGGAGTGCAATTAAAAAGAGATTCTGAAGCTGCTGCGGCTGAAATTATCAAATTAAAATTTGCCACTGAAGATTATGGCAAAGCACTTTCTCAAGTTCAAATAATTGAACGAGAAATTCAAAGTGGTAGATATACAAAAATTGATGACAAATTAAAAGAACAATTGCGTATGCAAGCCAAGGCATACGATGATGTTGCAAAATCAACAAAAACTGCTACCTCTGGCATGACTGCATTCCAGCAGCAAAGCTTGATGTATCAGACAACTGACTTCTTTACCCAAGTTGCGTCTGGTCAAAGTGTGTTGATTGCAGCCATCCAGCAGGGCGGTCAACTCAAAGACACCTATGGTGGCCTTGTCCCCATGTTTAAAGCGCTTGGGAGCATGATTACGGTCTTCCGTGTGGCAATGGTGGGGCTTGCTGCCGCTGCTGGTACTGTTGGCTTTGCGCTGTACAAAGGACATGAAGAATTTGTGCGGTTGCGTGATGATCTCCGGCTTACTGGAAATTTCGCTGGAATTACGCAAGACCAATTTGCTTTGTTGGCCGAGGGAATCAGCGGCAACATGGTTGCATCAATTGGTGAGGCTAAAGAAGTCTTGTCTCAATTGGTTGCATCTGGCAATTTTACTGGCGCAACATTTTCTTCTGTTGGCGACACGATTTTGCGGTTTGCCAAAGTGTCTGGTCTAAGTGCGGATGAGGCCGCAAAGAAGCTGATCCCATCATTGAATGGCACTGCTGCTTCTGCAAAATCGCTCAATGACCAGTACCATTTCCTGACAATGGCTCAGTACTTGCAGATTGAAGCATTGGAGCGCCAAGGCAAAAAACAAGAAGCAATTATTTTAACTACTGACGCATTGAATGCTTCTTTGAAAAGCATAAAAGTTGAAACGGGATATCTAAGCCAGGCATGGCAAACCGTCACTGAAAAAGCAAGTGCCGCTTGGAATGCAATGATGAACTGGGGGAAGCCAGACACCGTTGGAGAAAAACTTAAGAAACAAAGCGAACTTATCCTTCAAGCGATGAAGGTGTTGGATGTTCGACCAAACGATCTTGCTGCAAAAGCTCAATTTGAAAAAGCAACTCAAGCATATAAAGCTCTTGCTGAAGAGCGAGATGCTGGTGATAAAGCCGCAGCAGAAAAATCTGCCGCTGCACTAAAAGTTCAAACTGAAATTGAACAAAGGGCAAAAGCTGGCGGCTTTTCCAAAGATCAGGCAAACATTCAATTGCTGGAAAAAATTCGCCTTGATACAAAATTGGTTGCTGATAAGCAATATGCCAATGAGCGAATGATTATTGATTTGGACGCACAGCGTGCTATTGATACCGCACAAGCCGAGTTTAAGAAAAAACAAACTGATGAAGTTGGTTATTACACGGCAAGAAATACACAGGTATTGAACGCGCAACTTGCTCAAATCGAGCAAGATCGTATTGTAAAAGTCAATAAATACAAACTTGGCTTGATGGTAAAAGAAGCTGCGTTTGCTGATGAGCTGCTGGATGAAAACATTAAAGCTCAAGTTGAAGCGCTTAAAGTAATTTCAGATCGTCAATTAGCTTCATACAACAAATTCAAAGTAGATAAAGATGCGCTTCAATACGACAAAGATCGTTTGGCAGTTCAAGAGCAAATGATGTATGCGACTGACCGTGAATTGAAGCAGGAGATGTTGCGCCTGGATGTCGCTCGAGAAATTAAAGCGGTTAATGAATCGTATTTGCCTGATGAAGAGAAAACAATCGAGCTAGGCCGTATCCGCGAAAAGGAAGCAATGAAGTCTTTGCAGATCGATGCACAAGATCGATTGGATCGGATGAAAGAGTTTACTAGCGTAGTCTTCAGCAACATGTCATCGGCCATTGATAACTTTGTGAAGACCGGCAAATTGAACTTCAAGGACTTTGCCCGTAGCATCATTCAAGACCTGATTGCCATTCAATTGAAAGCACAGGCAACATCACTTCTTGGCATGGCATTCAAGGGTATGGGCTTGCCTGGTATTGGCGGTGGCGGTAATGGCTTTGTGAATGATATGGGTGGTCTAGAGTTAGCCGGTAGCCTTGGTTTTGCAAATGGCGGCGACCCTCCTGTTGGCCGTGTAAGTGTTGTAGGCGAGCGTGGCCCAGAATTGTTTGTGCCTCGCACAGCGGGTACGATCATTCCTAATCATGCTTTGGCTGGCATGGGTGGCGGCGGTCAAACCGTAAATTACAATGGCCCATTCATTCAGAACATGAGCGCCATTGATACGCAGTCTGGCCTTCAGTTCTTGGCTAAAAACAAAGCATCGGTTTGGTCGGCTTATCAGTCGGCTAATCGCAGCATTCCAATGTCACGGTAAGGAAAAATTATGGCAGTCCCAAATTCATTTGCGTCAGCAGTATCTACGATTCCATTGGCGAATCTGGATGCCAACTTTGCTTACTATGATGCCGCCTATGCAATTGCTGCATCGACAATGACGATCAACTACACATTGTCGGCAACTGGCGCAGTGGCGCTTAGTCCAGCCAATTTGAATGTGGTGATCTCACCAACTGGAACGGGCGTGGTGACAATCAATCCAGCGACTGCTGGGACAATCAATAGGATGAGCATTGGCGCAACCACAGCGTCAACGGGGGCATTTACAACGCTGACCGCATCGGGCGCAACCACCCTAAGTCCAGCCAGTGCCAATGTGGTTTTATCGCCAACTGGCACGGGCTTGGTTACTATCAATCCGGCAACTGCTGGCACGATTAACCGGATGTCAATTGGCGCGACAACAGCGGCTGCTGGTTCGTTTACAACCTTGGCGGCATCAGCGGCAGTCACTCTTAGCCCAGCCAGCGCCAATGTGGTCTTATCGCCCACAGGCACGGGCGTGGTCACCATCAGCCCCGCAACTGCTGGCACGATCAATCGAATGAGCATTGGGGCAACCGTAACCAGTACAGGCGCGTTTACTACCTTGAGCGCCAGCAGCACCGTCTCTGGCACTGGTTTTAGCACTTACCTTGCGTCTCCTCCCGCTATCGGAAGCACGGTGGCATCCACAGGTGCATTTACAACCCTGACAACTTCAGGCGATATTTTCATGACTGGCGGGGGTGAGCTTTACTTTACTCAACCAGCGGCAAGCGCATTTTCAGCAACTGTTACGCTGACCATTGCTAACTTGCTTACGCAAATCATTACTGGCACATCGGCAACCGCAATTACTTTTACTTTGCCTACTGGCACATTAATTGATGGCGGTGTTCCTGCTTCAGTGGTGGCAAACATGGGTTTTGATTGGACTGTTATTAATTTGGGTTCTAGCACTGGTGCAATTACTATAGCGGGCGGCACGGGTCATACCATTGTTGGAAACGCTACAGTTGCCATTAGCACATCGGCTAGATTTCGTACCCGAAAAACAGCGACAGCAACCTATGTAACTTATCGGATTGCCCAATGAGCCTCCAATCCATACTTGCTATTGCGGAATCTGTTGGAATCAATGACCACAAATTTGCCGGTCAAATGATGAGCCGCAACATGAGGATTAGCACCTCAGAAATTCTGACGGTTCAACCGTTTCAGTTTGCGATCAAGCCAATGAATTATTTGCTGTACACGCAAAGCCGCGCCATTTTGTCTACCTTGCGCGTTGCTGACCGAATCACAGAGCAGTATTTGAATTTCGGTACAACTGGTTGGCTCAATTACATTGTCTATCAAGGCGATATGAGTAGCGCACAAATCATTGCAACAGCAATTCAGACTTCTTCCGCGAACAAAACAATTGTCTTGGGTAGTTTGCCGGCAATATCTGCTGGAAGCTTTATCGTTAAAGCCGGTGATTTTATTCAGATTGATCGCTATGCATACATTGCAACTGCTGATGTTTTGCGCGGTGGCGCAGCTACAGTAAACATTCCTGTTCATCGGTCTTTGATGACTGTTGTTTCAACACCTGTTGCGCCGGTAATTGGGCAATTTGGAACAACCGCATCATTGGGTGGCTCAACATACACTGGAATTACATTTCCTGTTGTTGTGCGGGATTACCCAACCTACACGCTTGTACCAATGACAAATGACAGCTTTATTTCGTGGTCTGGTGAGTTTTCAGCAACAGAGGTCGTGCTATGAATTCGATTGGGCCTGTACAAAACACAAATGTCATTCGTTATGCGGATTTTTTCCGCCTAACAACGCCTGACGCTACTTATCTGTTTTCTACTGCGCCATATGCAATTACCATTCCTTCAATTTCTGCGCTTCCTTTTACGGCACTTGGTCAACTAATTGCAGTAAATTCAGCGCAGCGTGATATTAAAAGCACTGCCAATGAAACGACTGTCACGATGGTTGGCATTGATACGGCCATGCTGGGGCTGGTGCTTGGCTCAAAAATCAAAGGGTCACAAATTGAATTGTGGCATGCGTTTTTTAACAGCAACAATGAGTTGATAACCGATTCAACCGTGTCATGGTTAAATAATTCATCTGCGCCAATTGCATGGTCAAATAATTTATCAAATATCATTGGCTGGTCTAGTTCTGCTGGCAGTACTGGTGTTTACAAATACTTTAACGGCTACATCAATTCATTTTCCATTTCTGAGCAATGGATGGAAGAAGCCAGAGCGTTTACTGGCGTAGTGACAATCAGCGCCTCAAGCTTTCAGTTGATCTTGCAAAACCGCACTGCTGGCCGATATACAAATGACAATGCGTGGCAAGCGTCAACGCCAGGCGATACCTCAATGGATCGAGTCAATTTTATTTCCACCATTAACTATGCGTTCGGAAAAAATGAGAGTGCGTGATGCAACTCCTTTTGATATTCCCGTAATCTTAGATATGTTGCGGCAATATCGAGCGCAAACGCCATTGCCGTTTTTGCATGATGCAGATGATGAGATTTATGTGACTCGCGTATTGACTGAAATTATGGCTGGTCGAGGTGTTGCACTTTTAGTCGAGTCTGATAAAGTTGAAGGCATGTTGTTGGCAGCAGTTGCCAGCAGTGCATGGAGTCCAAAGCACTTGGTTATGACTGAGATGGCCTACTGGGTCAATCCAGAGGCCCGTGGCGGCTCTGGAGGCCATCGGTTGTTGAGTGCGTATGTTGAACATGGACAGGCGCTTAAAGATGAAGGTCGCATATCTGCTTTCTTTATCAGCAAGATGGTAAATAGCCCCGACTTAAAATACGATAAGTTTGGATTTAATAAACTAGAAGAATTTTGGGTGATGTAAATGCCAGGTTCAATTGTTGCAAGTGCTTTACTTGGGGCTGCTGCGGCTGGAACTGCGGCATATGTTGCCGTTGCTTTTGCTGTAAACATTGTTGCTTCAATGATTATCAGCAAGGCTTTTGCGCCAAGCATTGATAATAGTTCGATTAATTCAGCAAACCCTGGCAATCGATTGCAATTGCCTCCTGCTGGCGACAACAAAATTCCCGTGGTTTATGGGCAAGCGTATGTCGGCGGCATCGTTACTGATTTGAGCATCACGCAAGACAATCAGGTTTTGTACTATGTTCTTACATTGGCTGAAGTTACAAATACAGAAACAGGCGGCACGCCAGATTCTTTTGCATTTGGAGATATTTATTTCGGCGGCAAAAAATGTGTCTTTGATACCGTAGATACAACGGCAGTAATTGGTTTGCTTGATGAATCAACAGGAATTACAGATGATACCGTTACGGGAAATTTGAATTTTTATCTGTTTAATAATGGATCATATTCTGGAGTAAACACTACTCAGAATGCAATTCAAATCATGCAAGATGCCAATTTGGTTTACCAGTGGGATTCTGCAAAGTTAATGAGTAATTGCGCGTTTGCAATTATTAAGATGACTTACAACACAGATGCCAATTTAACTGGCTTGCAGCAAACAAAATTTGAACTCATCAACCCCAGAAATAATCCTGGCGATTGCATTTCTGATTATTTGTCTTCTACCCGTTATGGCGCTGCCATTCCTGTTGCAAGCATTAACACGACATCGTTGACAGCCCTTAATGCGTATTGCTCTGGCTCATTTTCCTACACACCTTCTGGTGGAGGCACTGCAACTCAGGCGCGGTTTCAGTTTGATGGAACATTAGATACAAACCAGACGATTATGAACAACTTGCAACTGATGGCAAGTTGCTGCGACTGTTTGATTCGGTACAACGAAATTACAGGCACATGGGGCGTGATTGTTCAATCGCCCACATATACCATTGCAATGGCGCTAAATGATTCCAACATCATTTCAGCAATCCAGATCACGCCTGTTGATATTGCTAGCAGCTACAACATTGCAGAAGTTAAATTTCCAGACGGAACAAGTCAGGATGCTTTCAGCACTGCAACATATAACCTTGCAGTTTTGAACCCTGCATTGATGTATCCAAACGAGCCGGTCAATAAGCAATCAATCAATTTGCCCCTAGTGAACAACGGTGTGCGCGCTCAATATCTTGCCAATCGATTCCTTGAAGGTGGTCGGGAAGACTTGCAAATCAAGTTGACTATTAATTATGTTGGTTTGCAGCTTGAGGCTGGCGATATCGTTTCGGTGACCAATGTCAATTACGGCTGGGTTGCAAAACCTTTTCGGATTGGCCAGGTAGTTGAGAACTTTGGTGAAGATGGCAAGATCAGCGCCACTTTGTCTTTGATGGAATATAACTCTGCGGTCTATGATGACATTTCGGTAACTCAATTTACACCAGCACCGAATACCGGCATTAGCTCGCCTTTGGGTTTTGGGACTTTGGTCACGCCCACTGTTGTAAACCTACAGCCAACAATTGCAAACCCTTCCTTTGGTTTGGTGGTAACCGCATCTTCCGCCGGTATCATTCAGTACGCAGAAGTTTATTATTCGGCGTTTATCAATCCGACACCTAGCCAGAGAATTTTTGCAGGTACAACTGCAATCAACCCTGGCGGCAATCCCTATCTTCCCAATTCCAGCATGGGAACTGTGACTCTTTCCAACATCCCAAATGGTGATTGGTACTTTGCAGTTCGCATGGTCAACTCTTTGGGCAAGAGCGCATTTTCTGGTTCGTCTGTCATCTTGCGGTGGAGGCCAACAACATTCCAGTATGTTGAGCGTTATGCCGTCATTGCTTATGCTGATGATCAAGATGGAACTGGAATTTCTCCTACGCCAACTGGAAAAAATTATTACGGAATTTACAATTCGGCATCCTCAACATATTCGGCAACAGCAGGTGATTACACATGGTATTTTGCTGACCCAGCTTTTAATACATCGAATAATTTGTTTTACACAAATAGGCAAGGACGCAAGTTTAGTTTTGCTACAGGGCCAGCCACATATTCAGCGGGCACTGCGCGGTATGTTCCGGCCAACACGGCAATTTATGACCCGTCAATCTGGAGTGCTTTGCCAAGTGCAACAAACTTTATTGACCTTGATGCTCGCACCGGCCAACTGATTGAAACCGGCACGACAAACATCGGCGCTGGCGAGATTGCAATTACCAACAACCTTGACGGTAAAGTTGTTGCATCACTTGCCCAATTGCTTAACTTTGGCTCCGGCGTTCAAACGCTGACAGGAACAGCCAGCACGCTAACAATTGACATTTACGGGCGAGTGCTTGGATTCCTTACCCCTGATGATTTTTATTACACCAGATTTGATGCGGTGGCTACTTCCGGTCAGACAGTGTTTACGCCGACAGCAAGACAAGCTAATTACATCACTGGAATGGATTTGGTGTTCCGCAATGGTGCTTTGCTTGATACAACTGAATACACGGAAAATAGCACGACAGTGACGCTTGGCACGGGTGCAGTGCTTAATGATCAGATTGCTATTTTGTCGATGAGGGCGATCAGTTCTGCTATTAGTTATGTTTCATTGAACATAACCGTTCAATCAGTCGCCACCAATGTTGTCACTTACAATTCTTCAGCTTTGCCATATCAAAACATTGTTTCTGGCGATATTCACACATTCCTGAATACTGGAACACCGACACAATATATAGTGTCTGCTTACAATCCGGCAACTTATCAAGTTACTTACACAACAACTGTCACTGGTGTGGTTGCTGGACAAACTTTTTATCAGTATCGTGATACCGGATTTAGTTATCGGCCATTTAGCAGATGGACAGCCAGTTTGAGTGCAGCCTCCAGCTATACGCCAACAACATTTTCAATTCACAGCGGCGCTGAAAAATTATTTATCAATGGCGCATCAGTCAACGATCAAGATTACGATTTGGTCAGTGGAGCAATAACCAATTTCCCGTCAAATGTAACTGGCTTGCTGACAATAATTCAATTTGCTGATAGCAACTTAACCGTTCCAATTGGAAACCCAAGTAGCGTGGCGGTCAACACTGTAATCAGTCAAGGGACATATTCTTTTAATTACGACCAAAATGCTTTTGAGCTTTACAACAATGGAGCATTGCAAGTTTTGACTTCTGATTACACTACTGGCACAGGAACTTACACCTTGACAACAACGCCAGTTACCAATTTGAACATTCTTCAACAAACGACATACAGCAGGACAGGGGCAGCATAATGACTCAAGCATTTAATCTTGCACAATTTGCAAACAACTTAAACTCCTCTGGTCAAGCTGCGGCTGGAACCAGTTTGTCAGGCGCAGTGCCTCTTGCAAATGGCGGCACAAATCTGACTACAGTGCCCACCAATGGGCAATTGCTTATTGGCAATGGCACGGGCTATGCTCAAGCCGCTTTGAGTGCTGGCAGCAACATCACGATCACCAATGGTGCTGGCACTATTAGTATTGCAGCTACAGCAGCGGCTCCATCAACTGCGGATGTAATGAATGCCGTAGCGGGTCAAACTTATAATGGTGTTGGTACGGTAGCAATGTTTGGATGTTCAAACACAAGTTTGATTTATCCAAATCAAACGCAAGCTGGCACAAAATTATTTTATATCAGCTCACTTGGTTCTTCTGTAGTTTCAACTATATATGCGGCTTACTTAAATGCAAGTGGCAATAGGCTCAATGCAACCGCTACATTTACCGCTTCTTGGCCAAACGCCGGTGCTAACAATAATACTTACACAAGCGTTGGCGCCGGAACTTGGAGAAACATTGGCCACATGCCAATTACAGCTTATTATGACAGTTGCGGCGGTTATACATTATTGCAACTTGGATTGTTTTTAAGGGTTTCCTAAAATGAAAATTACATTAGTTCAGTCCCCCGTTTGGTCAAATGCCGAACATGAATCCATTACTTGTTTTATTAAAACTGATGTAACAGGAAATGAGCTTTTGGAATTTGCGGCTAATCCGCTAGATATTGAGGAACATGGACGCACATTGTTTGCGGAATTAATTGCTGGCGTGCATGGTCAAATTTCCGAATATGTTGCGCCAGTTTTTGTGCCAATAATTGTTGATGGCATAGAACAGCCCGTTACCACAGGCGCACAAACACTATGACACTAGTCATGCCAAGTCATTCGGTAACCTATGACGGGGCAACGGTCAATGTTTTCCATGCTGAGATTGGACAAGGTTTACCGCGTCATCAACACCGTTACGCGCATTTGACTATGTGTCATGCGGGTAGCTGCGTGGTTCGCAAAGAGGGTAAGGAACTGGTGATGACTAAGCACACCCAGCCGGTCAACCTGGTTGCAAATGAATGGCATGAGATCGAGGCGCTGGAAAATGGCACTGTATTTGTAAATGTGTTTTCTGAAAATAAAATGTAAAATTCTGTGTAATTCGCGCACTGTTTGCGCGTCCTTTTTTTGAGCGTTACAAATGGCAAGCATCAATGAAACAGAGGCGCGGTTGAATTCACATGAGGAAGTCTGCGCTTTCCGCTATGAAATGATTAATGCCAGGCTCAAGCGCCTTGAAGGAATTCTGATCAAAGCATCCGGTGTGATGCTGGTCAGCATGGCCGCTGTCATTTGGACTTCAATAGGCCACAGGTTGTAATGGATGCTTTGCCGCCAACTCCACCGGCAATCACCGCGCCTGTATTTGAATGCGTGAAGTGGAGTTGGTCGCCTGATCGTTTGCTTGTCTGGTGCTTGCAATGGCGGGAGCGTAAAAAGTGATCGATCCCATAAGCGCCTTGGCCGGTATCCAGGCCGCTGTTGCCTTAATCAAAAAGGTCAGTGCAACGGTGGACTCCGTTTCATCCCTTGGCCCCGTGCTGGGAAAGTATTTTGACGCAAAGTCAACCGCCACCAAGGCTGTCGTTCAAGCCAAAAAGTCCAAGTCAAGCATGGGCACGGCCATCCAGATTGAGATGGCGCTCGACCAAGCCAAGCGGTTTGAAGACGAGCTTCAGCTCTTATTTATGCAATCTGGGAAAATCGATGTCTGGAACAAGATCAAAGCCAGAGCAGCGGCAATGGATGTGGAGTCTGCACATGAAGAACGCCGTGAGCGTGAAGCTAAAGCTCGCAAGGACAAAGCGATTGATGAACTGGTCACCATGATCCTGCTGATTGTCACCGTGGTGGTGGTGCTTGGCGCGACAGGTTGGTTTGTAATGGAAGCCCTAGCAAAGTGCAACGGCAACTGCGCCATCAATAAGGTAGAAAACTATGGATACTCTGCTCAATCTTCTTAAAGGCGCGGCTCCGATGCTGGCAACCGCAGTTGCTGGCCCATTGGGCGGCAAAGCCATTTTAATGCTGGCAGAAAAATTTGGCGTTGAAGAATCTGTTGAAGCAGTAGCAAAGGCCATTGCCAATGATCCGCAAGCTGCTCAGAAATTGGTCGAGCTTGAGCTTGAGTTTGCCAAGCTGGAGGCCGCAGACCGTGACAGCGCCCGTAATCGTGAATTTGAGATGGCAAGGGCTGGCGCCACCCCATTGGCCCAACTTGTTGTTCCGATCTTGGCCCTTGGCACAGTAGCAACAACTTTCCTGTTTATTGCTGCTTTGCTATTTCTGGAAATTAAGACAGAGCAGCAGCAATTGATCATCTTTGCTTTGGGCTACGCCACTGCTGCTGCCCAGCAAGTGCTGTCGTACTATTTCGGCTCCAGCAAATCCAGCCAAGACAAAACAACTGCTCTACAGAAAGCGATTAAATGAACGCCGATCAACTCGCCTCATTGCATATAGATGCTCAGTGGTTTGAGCCGCTGATCGAAACATTCAATCGCTACGAGATCAACACGCCTTTGCGCCAGGCTGCGTTCATCGGCCAGTGCCAGCATGAGTCCGGCAACTTCAAGACCCTGCAAGAAAATCTGAACTACTCAAAAGAGGCTCTGTGCCGTGTGTGGCCCAGCCGGTTCCCGACCTTGCAGGACGCTGAACCCTACCACCGAAATCCTGAGAAGATTGCCAACAAGGTCTACGCTGGCCGGATGGGCAACACTGAGGAAGGCGATGGCTGGAAATACATTGGCCGTGGCGTGATCCAGTTGACCGGCAAGACCAACTACACGCTGGCTGGTGACGCACTCAGGACTGACTTCATAAACACCCCTGAGAAGGTCTTGGAGCCTCTGTACGCTGTTTTAACTGCCGGTTGGTACTGGAATAAGCGAAACCTCAACAAAGAGGCTGATGCCAAGGATTATGAAAGCATGACCAAAAAGATTAATGGTGGCGTAATTGGCCTGGTTGATCGGATCAAGCACATCCAAGTCGCCACCACTATCCTCAATCCTTGACGAAAACGCCGTTGGGCATGAGAGTGCCTTTGCGGTCTTTGATTTCGTTGTACGCGCCTTCAAGACACTTCACCAAGCTGATGTCCTTGAGGGCGCAATAGTTGATCAGGCAAACCATCACATCCCCGACAGCATCTTTGATCTCTGGCAAGTTTCCTTTGATTTCCGCATCGGCCAATTCACCCATCTCTGAAAAACCTTTCAGCAGCTGAGTGTAGGGTTTGGAATTTGGAATAATTCGTCTTGCTTCAGCCCAACGAATTACATTAATTTCCACCATTTCGTAGTTCATTTTTTGCTTTCTAGTTCGATTAAAAGATCAATGTAGTGCTTGGCTTTTTGCAAGTCTGCAATGCCGTTTTTCTGTTTCCACCGGCTGACATATTTGATGACATTGCCTTCAAAAAACCCAATGTCATTGGCGTAAATGTATTCGGCTGGCTGGATCGCAAGGTTCTTGTAATGGTCGCCACCCACTTGAATGCTCAACGCATTAGGCTGACCCAAGGATTGGTTGTCGCTGATAGATTTTTCCATGATTTACCCAATTTAATGTTTGACACCATTGACGCGCTGATCTTGTAATCATCGGCAATTCTTCTGTTGCATCGGTCATCCGCAAAGATTTGATCAGCCAATTCTCTAGTCAGCTTTGATGCTTCTCTTGAGCGGCTAACTTTTTGCAGCTTGATCAATCGAGGTATTGCCTGATGATTGACTTTCTTTGCCATTGCTGTGCCATGTATCGATGGCGACCTAGACACAACATGCGCCGGATTGACGCACTGTGAATTGCCGCAGCTAGGTGCAAAGAATTTAGCGCCAGGCATTGCAACTTTGCTGGAGAAGAAAAACATCAATCGCCGGACTGATTGAAGCTTTCCTTCATGGTTGACATACGGCGAACCATTTGCAAAATAGCCCGTCCAGTTCCAGCATTCGCCTTCTTCAACGCATCGGTCATACAGGCTCTGAATCGTGTGTATTGTCTTTTTCTGTGCCATCTTTTATTTCTGTCGGGGTGCAAGTGTGAATGTGAGACTTGTCACCCAGAATTTTATTGCATCGAGGACACTTTGGGGAAAAAATTTGATCCCATCGGGCCACGAAATCAGAGCGACTAATTTCTATTGGCCTGGGTGAACTTCCTTTGCCACCGTCACTCATTGTTCTTCTCCTTGAGCATGTCAACATATTGGCACAGTCGAGCAAATACGCTTGGGTCTAGTGCAATTACATTGTTCTCATGGTGATTGACTGCCAACCAAATTTGATAACCGTCATGGCTGGCGTAAACGCCATCTCCAAGGTAAGTGTTGTCTTCGTTCATGTGTTCTTCTCCTTCAATGTACATTCTGCCCAGTACACGCCATTCAGAAAGTCTTCTGGATTCCTCCAGTGTTTCGACTCAGCCAAGACATCTACCTCCGTCAGCCCTACCCACGGGCGCTGTGGGAACTGACTAAGCTGGGGCAGGAGATTGAGGCACAGCCAGCGCAGGAGCCTATGGCGTATGCGGGAATAAAAATGTGGGTTGGCGACCGACAAATTGTGCAATTCTTGACAGAAACTGAGTTTCAACATGCAACTCAGCCTTGGTTGCTTATGCTTATGAAAGCAGAGCAGTGCCTAGAAGCATTAAGGGACATACACCCATGACAATACATGATGCAGCCAGCGCGGAGGGTTTTTACGGATTACCTCAAGCGTTGGTAAGTACGTCCAAAGTCGGCGGCAATGACTTGACGGCTGGAGAGACAGCACTAATTGACGCAAACAAACAAGCGTTTGACAAAGGTTGGGAATCTACATGAGCAGCAATCAAGAATACTGGGATGCTTGCATCATCCGCACTTGGCGCAAAGCTGGCAATGTCATGGATGCGTTTCAAATGTTTACAAGCATTACAAATTTGAACGCTATGGAAATTCAACCAAAATTGCTGCGATTACCGTATGCGGGTTATCCGTGGAAAATTGGCATTCGCGTATTTGTTGCAAACCATTTGTCAAAAATCAGTAAGCGGCTTTGGGAGCAGCCAGCGGAAAAGGATGTTCTTTTGTTGAGAAAGTTGGTTAGCTCAACTTATGACACTGAAAAAGAAGGTATGAAAAGCGATAGTTCATTGCAAAATGAAAAAAACAAAATACGGCGAAGCACCATTCGCAATGAATTCAATGCACGGGTTGTTGCTGCCCGCAATAGCGGCACTGATTGGAATGTTCACAAAGGCCCAAAACAATGACGCACACGTTGAACACTCTGCGAACTGTTGCCGTTGCCATTGACGTTTATTGGATTCCCATTGATGAAAAAACGCCGCGCTGCGTGAAATTGCAGTTGCTTTCTATTGGAGGTGTTGCACAATACGGCGTCCTCCAGCAAGACACTTCTTTTTATACGCATTGGTGTCCACTACCAAAAAAACCAAATGATTGATTCGCTGCAATACGAACCTAA